TTTACATTATCTGGTATGGAAGATTTTTTAGATACAGAAGATTATCCAAGAACAAAAGTTGAATCAGACTCAGTTTTTGCTAAAAGAACCAAAAGAAAAAATGGGACAATAAAATATACAATAAGACTAAGTAACACTGGCAAACTATATAATCCAGTATCTATTTTGGGTCAAGAAATTAATAATAGTTTTTTGAATAGAGTTTGTAGATCAAATAATAAATTTGCTGAAGTAAACCAAAAAGTGTTTAATTGGTATGTTAAATTTTTAAAAACTAAAAATGTTGCATGGCTTAACAATTCTGAAAGAGAGAGGGAATAATGGCTAGAATAAATAAGGTTCAAAAGTATGCTGCTCTATGGTTGAGTAGTCAGGGTTGGGATTTGACTAAAATTGCAAATGAGCTATCTCTTACCAATAGTCAAGTTAAAAATGTTGTTGAAAACCCAGAAGTTACAGCAGCCGCAGCTATTAAGACTGTTTCTTCCTCAATGGGTACTTCTCCTTCAAAGAACTTAATGATTAATGAAAGTCCTGGTAAGAGAAGTGTGTCCATCATGACCAAAGAAGCATCAGAACTTAATGATGTTCTTAAAAAGAAGACCACCCCACCTGTTTCATCCAAGATTCAACAAGGTATTTTTAGACCTAGACCATAAGAGAATAACTAAACTATGAGTATAGAAGAACAAGATCAGATCCAAGATAGCTTTGCTCCAATTGATCAAATTTTCGAGACGCTTACTGAAGAAGAAAAACAGTTCTTGGAAAAGATTAATACCAAAATAGTTAAACAATTAGATAACCTTAAAGAATCTCAGAACGAAAGATTAGAAAGTCAGGCAGATGAGCCAGTAGATTTTTCTGAAAAACATCCAGAGATTATCCATAAGAAACATCTATCTGCTTCTCCATATGAAATTACAATATACATAAAAGCTGAAGTTTCGGAAATTGACGATAAAGGATATTTAAGTGAAGTAAAGGATTTGTTTGAAAAATATTATCACATTCCAGTTAATGCCAAAGAAGATTATAAGCTATATGTAGAGAAATTTTTTGCAAAATTTCATAGCTCTCTTGAAACCTCTTGTCAAGAAATACAAAAAGAAAAACAACAGTAAGATTGATGATAGAAAAATATCCATCAAAGTATTCTAATGGCAAGGAAGTGTCCGCTGCCCAGTTCATTACAGAAATTATCTGTGAACGAAAAGCCCAAAAAGATAAAGAAGATTTACATTACAGATTTTGGGTACATCAAAAATGGGCCGCTTTTTATAGAAACCAAATAGGATCTGCTCATAAACTACTGAAGCAGTATGACCCAAAAGCAATCGTAAGAGCATTGAATACTGATCAAGGGAAAAAGATATATTCTTTGCGAGCCCCCCATCTTGGGGCTATAATAGAGCAACAAGACAAATTAATTCAACAGGAAAACGTTGTTTTAACAAAACCTATCGAAAGAAAAGACACAATAATATTCGGTAATAGTCAACCAGTAGCAAAAAATATAATTTCAAAACTAAAGGATCTAGACTAATGAGTTTAAAAGAAGATGTCATTAAAAATTTTGGTAATGAAATCATGCTCACAGCAAGCGCTGTTGTGGACAAGAAACTTATTACGATTCCTGTGAGTCCTTCTCTGGACATTATTTTAAATGGTGGTGTCCCAGAGGGAAGTTTTATGATATTCACCGGACAACCCAAATGTGGAAAGACCACGACCTCCCTAGACTTCGCTGCCACAGCACAAAGACCAGAATACGCTTATCAGGGCTTCAAAGAAGGCAGAGAGGTGTACTACCTTAACATTGAAGGTAGATTAAAGAAAAGAGATCTAGAAGGAATTCCAGGATTAAATCTAGATAGATTTCATGTAATAGGTTCTCAACAGGGCAAGATTCTACACGCAGAAGAATATTTACAGATTGGAGAAAGAATCATTAATGAAATTCCAGGATGTGTTCTCATTATAGACTCCTATTCTGCATTATGTACTGAAACAGAAATTACATCAGATATGAATAAAATGCAAAGGGCTGATGGGGCTAAACTATTAGCTAAGTTTTGCAGAAAGGTGGCGAATGTTATTCCTGTAAATAGAAATATTGTTATTGGTATTACTCACTTGATGGGTAATCCTGGCACTGGTCATGTTGAGTGGAAAGAAAAGAGTGGTCAAGCTATTGCTTATCAGACAGATATTAAACTAAGAGCTAAGTTTCACACTGCTTGGAAAATTGGGTCGGCAGAAGATGGTCAACAAATTGGTCAAGAAATTCAATGGCAAGTAATGTGCTCTGCATTAGGTGCTCCTGGTGGGACTATTACTAGCTATATTAGATATGGTCAAGGTATAGATAAGCAAATGGAATTACTTATGCTTGCAGTTGATATTGGTATTATACAAAAAGGTGGGGCTTGGTATACTCTAACATCAGTTACAGATAAGCCTAAATTTCAAGGAACAGAGAAACTAAGACAGTATATAGTAGACAATCCTGCCGTATACGATAGCTTACTGGCACAAGTTAAGGAAACAATGGGCATTAAATGCAAGTAAAAGATCTTGATGGGAACATGTGCAATTGGCAACTTATTGGAGGCATTGCTCACGGCAAGGCTAAAAACAAATCATCCTTGCATCTGGTGGCCAGGGACTTACTACATAAATGCTTCCCCACAATGCAAATTCTTGAAGAAGTGGCAATTCCTCTAAGAAGATCAGAAACTTTATACTTAGATTTCTATATCCCTCTATTAAAGAAAACGGTAGAGGTACATGGAGAGCAACACTATAAATTTGTACCCTTCTATCATAACACTTTGTTAGGATTTGTTAGACATAAGAAAAGAGATCAGGAAAAACAGGAATGGTGTGATGTAAATGGTATAACTTATATTGAGCTACCATTTCATGAAGATGTAGAACTTTGGTCTAATAGGATAAAAAATGAGCAATAAAACAGCTAAAGAAGAATTGCAAGATTGGGATAATCTTCTAGATGAATATGAAAACAATTTAGGGTTACCTAGGTATGCTGCTGGAGGTTTACCAGAAGCAGAATTAAATAATTATCTCTCTATGAACAGAGACGAGCTAGAAAAATTAACACCAGAAGATTGCGGTCAGATTTCTTATAGACTAGCACAGTTCTCTTTTCACGTTCAACGAACAATTAATAGAGAAATAGCCAGATATAACTGGGCAGAAGATACTACTAAGATAGTGATTGCAGATGATATAAATAATTATAAGGGCTATGGGTATGTTGAGAAATCTAACCAGGCAATAAAGCATAATGATAAAGCACAGTCTCTAAATAAGATTAAAATCTATGCTAAACAAAGAACTGATCGTCTGTCATATATAGCTAACTCAATTAAAAACCTATCAGATATTTTAATTGCTATTCAAAGAATGAAGGTGACTAAACATGGACAATAATATTAATCTAGATCCCCAACAAATACAGCAAATGATTATGATGCTCCAAGCTATGCTGCCAAAACAAGATAGTCAGGAAACATCTAATGAAAGTGATACAAAGAGCAAGAAGAAAACTCCACGATCAAACAATAAAAATAAACTATCAATAACAAAAACTTCTACTAATAAATTTGATTTTATGCCAGAAAAGACACTGCATAAAGAAGATGTAGAAATAGATAAAAAATTAATAGTTCAACCTCCAGTACCAAGAGCTAGAGCATTTAATCTGGTTAGTGTGGTATGTAGAGTTTGTGGTAAGAGAGAAAGTGTTAATCCAGTATTAATTACTGATTCAATAGACAGATACAAGTGTAACAAGTGTTCTGGAGCAGCAGGCTAATATGATTTTATCTGATGTCGCCGCAGAAAGAGCAGTATTGTCTGGGATTTGTAACTACGGCGAGGATGCTTACCTAGACGTTGCAGATATTGTACAGGATACCTCATTTACTATTGACAGTAATTCTATTATTTTCAAATGTCTAAAGGTGGTCTGTGAAAGAGAGCAGAAGCCTAATATAGACGTAGCAAGCATCTTTTCTGTAGCAGAAGAACTTGGTTATGCTCATATTCTCTCTAAAAAAGAAGAAGTTCAACACCTAAGAGCCATTATTGATTTTCCTGTAGCCCTAGACAATGTTCGTAAGTTTGCTGCAAAAATTCGTAAACTAGAAATTGCTAGACTTTTGCGTAAACAACTGGAACTGGCTCAAGAAAAAATTCTAGATGTTAATGGTACGGAGCCTATTGGTTCTATTCTTGGTATTGCAGAAGAAACGATATTTAATTTTACGTCATTACTTAATGATAGTGACAATAATCCTGTTGTTATAGGCAAAGATTTAGATGACTATATTCGTAATCTTGAGTTAAACAAAACTGATCAGATTGGTATCCCTACAGGTTTTCCTGCATATGATCAAGCTATTGGTGGTGGCTTAAGAAAAGGCACTGTTAATGTTATAGCTGCTCGTCCTAAAACTGGTAAAACTTTGTTATCAGATAATATTGGTCGTAATGTTGCCAAGCTAGGTGTTCCAGTGTTGAATATGGATACCGAAATGAATAAGGAAGATCATATAAATAGAATTTTGGCTATGATGACTGAGATTGAAATTAATGCAATTGAAACAGGTAAGTTTGCAGAATCGCCAGATAAGAAGACTAAACTATTACAAGCAGTAGAAGAAATCAAAAAGACTCCATTTTTTCACAAAAGTATAGCTGGTAAACCGTTTGAAGATCAATTAGCGATTATGAGAAGATGGGTCTTGAAAGAGGTTGGTCTTAACGACGACGGAACAGCCAAAGATTGCGTAATATTTTATGACTATTTAAAACTAATGGATAGTGCTGGAATGAGTCAAGACTTAAAAGAATATCAAGTCTTAGGTTTCATGATGACCTCATTACACAACTTTGCTGTTAGATATAAGGTTCCCATTGTGGCCTTTATCCAATTAAACAGAGACGGTATTACAAAGGAAAGCACAGATACAGCAAGTGGTTCAGACCGAATCATTTGGTTATGTAGTAATTTTAGTATCTTTAAGAGAAAAACTCCTGAAGAGATTGCTGAGGATGGTCCAGACAATGGTAATCGTAAATTAGTACCTTTGATTAGTAGACATGGCGGTGGATTAGACGATAATGACTATATCAATTGCCACATGAAGGGCTGGTGTGCGAAGATTACTGAAGGTAGGACAAGACTAGAAGTTCTTAATAATAGAGGTAGTTCATCTGATGGATTTGTTGTTGAAGCGCAAAATGATAATGAAGAAATCCCATTCGAATGATCAAAATCAATTAAAGATCGTCTGTGACGAAGTATGTGACAGTGTTGGTACTTTGTTAGACTTTTTTAATATTGAATACAGATCAAATAATAAAATGATATCTATGGCATGTCCCATTCATGGTGGAGATAATATCTCTGCTATTAATCTATATCCAGAAGGAGATAGATACAGAGGAAATTGGAAATGTAGAACTCATGGATGTGAAAAAGTATTTAAAGCCTCTGTAATAGGTTTTATTAGAGGAGTATTATCACATCAAAAACATGGATGGGAAAAAGACGGAGATAAAACTTGCTCGTTTAATGATGCTTTAGATTTTGCTCTAAAGTTTATTAAAAAAGATCTGAAAAATATAAAAGTTTCTAAATCAGAAAAAGATAAAAGATTATTCACCAGTACTATTAACTATATTGGGAATAATACTAAAGAGACTCAATCTGTTGTCTCTTTACCCAAAAGAGAACAAGTTAGACAATCTTTAATAATGCCAGCAGAATACTATCTTTCTAGAGGATATTCTTTGGAGGTATTAAATAAATATGATATTGGGTATTGCAATAAACCCAACAAAGAAATGTCTAATAGGGTTGTAGTACCTATTTACAATAATGATTATACTCATATGATTGGATGTTCGGGAAGAAGCGTATCTGAAAAGTGTTCTAAGTGCTCATCATATCATGATTCAGCAGAGTCTTGTCCATCGGATGAAAAGAAATGGTTGTGTTCCAAATGGAAACATAGTGCTAATTTTAAAAGTCAAAATTGTCTATATAACTTTTGGTTTGCTAAAGAATACATTATTAAAAATGCTGTAGCTGTGATTGTAGAAAGTCCTGGCAATGTATGGAGATTAGAAGAAAATGGTATACATAACAGCGTAGCTATCTTTGGCTCATCACTAAGCGATAGACAGAAAATTATGCTTGATTCTTCTGGAGCTATGACTATTGTTATATTAACAGATAATGACGATGCTGGCAAAAAAGCAGCTGAACAGATCAAAGACAAATGTAAAAATACATATAGAATATTTGTTCCTCAAATCTCTAAAGGAGATATTGGAGAAATGACTCAAGATGAAATTAATACAGAAATTAAACCCTTCTTAGAAAGTATTGTATGACCAGAAGAACACAAATTGTAGCTTTTGCTGGAAGAAAACAATCTGGTAAGACCACATGCTCAGAATCTACTCTTGCCTACTTTAAATATTTAGGTGGTGACTCTGGCAAGATATATAATTTTGCTGATCCTCTTAAACAAGATATCTGTATTAATATATTAGGTTTAACTCATCAGCAATGTTATGGGGAAGATTCTGATAAAAATACAATGACTGATATTGTGTGGGAAGGGAAAAATCTAACAGCTAGAGAAGTTATGCAATTTGTTGGTACTGATTTATTTCGCAAAATGAAAAATGATGTCTGGACCAGCGCAACACTGAACAAAATTAATAACGAGAAACCGGCACTGGCTATTATAGCTGATTGTAGATTTCCTAATGAAGTAGAAGCTGTACAAGCTGCTGGTGGATTAGTTGTTAAATTAACTAGAAATCCTTATGATTCTAATCATGCTAGCGAAACAGCTCTGGATCCAATCAATTATCCTCCTAGTAAATTTAATGCTATTATACCAAATGACAGACTAGATATAACAAGTCAGCTTGAATTAGTACTAGCTTATCTACAAGAAAAAGGGGTATTTGTATTATAATTACATATCTTAGAAGTAGTTCTTATGGAACACATTCTATGTGTCCTCAGCAATATTTTTTTGAATATATTCTTGGATTACGATCCCCTTCAAATAAAAAAGCTGATAAAGGAACTATTTGTCATAAAGCACTAGAAATTTTAGCTTTTATTAAACTAAATACTCAAAACAATAATCCTATCTTTGAAGATGATGTTGTGGGGAAAGTAGATATTAATAACTATAGTATCACCACAATAACTGATCAAGTATATAAGTATTATACCTCTCAATTTACTCATCATGTATGGGAACAAAAAGACCACAAGGACTGTCACGCATGGATTCATAAAGCCTTAGAATATAATAAAGGTATGTTTGATCCTAGGAATAGACACATTGTTCAGCCAGAACAACGCTTTGATCTTGAGATTAAGAAACCCTGGTCATCTTATCGATATGAAACTAAAGATGGAATATTGGAAGGTAATCTTGCTATTAAAGGAACTATTGATCTTATTACCAAAGTAAATGATAATACTTTAGAAGTCATTGACTGGAAAACTGGACGAAGGCTTGATTGGGCTACTGGAGAAGAAAAAACTTTAGAAAAACTACAAAATGATCCTCAGTTAAGAATATATCATTATGCTATTCAACATCTATATCCAGAGATTGAACACGTAATGATATCTATTAATTTCATTAATGATGGCGGAGCATTTACTATTTGTTTTGATAAAACTGATTTGTATAAGACAGAAATTATGTTAAAACAAAAATTTGAAACTATCAAAAACACACAAAAACCACAACTAAACAAAAGTTGGAAATGTAGTAAGTTATGTCACTTCGGTAAAAGCACATTTGCTAATAGTTCAATAGAGCCATTAACAGAATATAGAGATGGTCAACTAACAGCTAAAGATCAATGCATGACCAAGTGTGAACAAGTTAAACATGATGTAGACACAACCGGGATGAAAGCGGTCATTGACAAATATCAGGCTCCCGGTTATAGTATAGGTCACTACAAAGCGCCCGGTACGGTATAATATTTTTTGGTTATCACAAAGAAATAAGGAGACAATTAGGTATGGACATGACTAGAGGATATGTGCCTCTGCATGTCCATTCTTAGGTGGGCTATGTACTCACTTTTGGATGGACTTTCGCAGCCAAGAACTATTGCTGAAAGATGTCAGGAAATCGGAGCAACTTCTTGTGCATTAACTGATCATGGTAATATTGCTGGAGCAGTTAAGTTTTATACAGAAATGAAAAAGAAAGGTATTAAGCCTATTTTAGGGTGTGAGGTTTATCTTTGTGATCAAGATCCTAAGATTAAAACCAAAGAAAATAAAGACCTAACACACTTTGTTATTCTGGCTAAAAATTATGAAGGATGGAAGAGTCTTATTAGGATTGTTTCTGAATCTAATCAACCACATCATTTTTATCATAAGCCAAGACTAAATATAGAGACACTTGCACAATATTGTAATAATAATATTATTGGATTTTGTGGTCATGCAGGATCTTATTTGGCAGACAGGATTACTACCGATAATCAATTGATTGGTGACTGGAGAAATGTTGGTATTGACCAAATTGGCAAACTAAAAGATGTTTTTGGCAAAGAAAACTTCTTTCTAGAAGCACAGTTGATGGATTCGGTCAATTCTCCTATTCAGACACTCTTGACTGGTGCCATGAGAGATTTGGCCAAAATTACAGATACCAAAATTATCTCCACGCCAGACGCTCATTATTGTCGTAAGGAGGACGCTGTAGATCAAAGGGTGCTCCTCTGTAATAATTTAAAAACAACCTTCCCAGAGATCAGCAGGAAGATTAGTAACGATGAGGAGGTGCCTCTTGGGTGCTTTTTTACATCCGACAACTTTCATATCCTCTCTCCAGAAGAAATGGGTCATTTTCATACAGAAGAAGAAATGGAAAATACTAAGATAGTAGATGAACTATGTGAAAACTATAATATCTTAGATAAGCCACATTTACCTCCGTTTCCTTGTCCAGACGGTGCTAATCCAGATGAATATCTAAGGCAGTTATGTCGTAATGGGTGGAGAGATAAAATAGCCAATGTTATAGACAAAGATCTTCAAAATGATTATGTTAATAGAATTAAGTATGAATTGGAGGTTCTACAAGGAGCAGATCTTTCTAGCTACTTCTTAATTGTACAGGATATTGTAAATTATGTTAGAACAAATAACTGGCTTCCAGGACCGGGAAGAGGCAGTGCCGCTGGTTGTCTGGTTTCTTACTTAATTGGTATTACTAGTATCGATCCTATTAAATATGGTTTATTGTTTGACAGATTTTATAATGCTGGACGAAATAGTAAAGATCATATCTCAATGCCTGATATTGACGTAGACGTACCAATTAACAAGAGAGAAAAGGTAATCGAATATATTAAGCAGTGTTATGGGGCTGATAAGGTTTCTCAAATGATTACATTTAATACCATTAAGGGTCGTGGGGCTATTAAGGACGTATTAAGAGTTTATGGTAATATTTCGTTTGATGAAATGAATAAGATTACTAAAAGTATCCCAGATGAAGCTAAAATTGCAGATGATCTTCAAGAAATGAAAGAAGAAACTGGTGAAGCATCTATTATTCGATGGGCATTAGAAAATGAGCCAGATAAACTTAAAGAATGGTGCTATATAGACGAAAAAAATGAATTGCAAGGACCACTTGCCAAACGGTTTGAACAGGCTATTAGATTAGAAGGAACTAAGTCTAATCAGTCTAAACATGCGGCTGGTATTGCAATTAGTGCTCAACCATTAAATACTCTTTGTCCTATGGTATATGACTCAAAAAATGATCAACTCATAGCTGGCATGGAGATGCAAGACTTAGAAGCGTTAGGTATTATTAAGTTTGATATTCTTGGCGTGGCAATGTTAGATAAAATTATGACTATTCAAGACATCTTATCAAAAGGAGATTAATATGGCAATGCAAAAGTTTATGGATGTAGCAATCGGTACAACCTTTAAGCATGAAGGTAATGATTATCGAAAAATTCCAGAAGAGAGAATCAGTTGCTGTTCAGCTATTAATGCTCAAGGTATACATAATGATCAACAAAGAATTCAAGTTTTACCACTAGTAGAAGTCGAAGTCCTAGGAGATAGCACTCAAGTATGATCAACTATAACAAAATTTGCGTTTTTGATTTTGAAACAGATGGCTCGGACCCAAAGTCTTGTAGTCCTGTTCAGATTGCTGCGGTGATTATTGATCCATTAAAATTAGAGATTGTTCCAAACTCTGAGTTTAATATCTTTTTTAAGCCCGAAGTGTTAGCAAGTAATGATGAATATCAATACACTACAGATATTTTAGATTTTCATGCTAAAGTAAAAGGGTCTTCTAAGGAAGCAGTATTAGCAGAATGGAAGAAATATCCTTCTCAAGATCAATCTTGGAAACTGTTCACTAATTACCTGACCATGCACCATAGTAGATCCAGTAAGAAGAGTCAATTTAGCGCCCCTATTGCTGCTGGGTATAATATTAATCGATTTGACCTGCCAATTATTGATAGACTTAGTCGTAAATATGGAAATACTAATAAAGAAGATAGAAGCGATATTTTTTATCCAAGAGACGTATTAGATATTATGAATCTAGTTTTCTATTGGTTTGAAAATAATGGAGATCTTAAAAACTTATCTTTAGATACTCTTAGAGATTATCTTGGCATCAATAAAGATGGTGCTCATGATGCTCTTAAAGATGTTAAGGATTGTGCAGATATTTTAGTTCGTTTTATGAGATTACATCGTAACCTAGGAAATAAGATTAAGTTTAAGGACTCATTTCAATCACCATCTCATGTCTAAAAAATTTCAATATAGTTGCGGATGTTCTTTTGATATTCTATCTGATCATGAAGATAAAGACAGAATGACTCTTAAATTTAATCCAAAAATAGAAGAGATTAGTTTGGAGTGTCAAAAGACTTGGGATCTAATTTCAGACGGAAATACTAAAGGGTGTTTTCAGTTGGAGTCTAGGCTTGGAAAGTCTATGGCTAAAAAATTAAAGCCAGAGAATATTGAACAGCTTTCTGCCTTGATTAGTATTATGAGGCCGGGTTGTCTTGAAGCTTTTAGAGAGGGTAAATCAGTTTCTAA